CCGTGGATGGCATCTGCATCCCGGCCAAGTATGTGAGGGCGGCGATCGATCTGGATCTGCCCAGAAGCGAGCGAATCGTTGCCGGTGGGGACGTGGCGGCAGGCGGCAAGAACAAGAGCACTTTCGTCGCAAGGGCTGGGCCGGTGGTGCTGCAGGTCAAACAATGGCCGGAAGCCAATACGACCATCACCGCTCACAACTTCGCCCAGGCATGCCGGGATTGCGGAGCCGCGATCTTCTGCTACGACGCGATCGGAGTCGGCTCAGGCGTTCGCTCGACGTTCGAGTTGATGGATGCCTTGCCGTTCCAACCGGTGGCGATCCTCTCTGGAGAGTCTCCAACCCAAACCAAGTGGCCGGATGGCAGGACGTCGCAAGAGCGTTTCTTGAATCTCAGGGCCGAGCTTTGGTGGCTTGCCCGAACCCGGTTCGAGAAGACCTACGAATACTCGCTTTGGCTCAGCGGCAAAGACGGCGGGCATGAACATCCGCTGGATGAGCTGATCAGCATTCCTCGAGGAGAGACGGAATTGATCACTCAGCTCTCCTTGCCACTTGCTCTCACTACTCAGCCGGGGAAGATCAAGATCGAATCTAAGCAGGACATGGCAAAGCGGGGCATCAAGTCTCCAGACCTTGCCGACGCGTTCGTATACAGCCTTTTCGCTCCGAAGATTCAACGCTGGGCGATCCTTTAACAAAGATGGCAAACCTAACAACCAGAATCGCCGCAGCCATCAAAGGGTTTCGGTTTTACGCTTCTTCGCTAGCGGGCACATACGGCTGGACGAGTTGGCTTTTCAAGAACGGAAGAATCGATTACCGTCGCGAGGCTGGGCGCATTTACGACAACAGCGTCGTGCTCCCTGCGCACGGGTTCTTTTGGAGAAACGCTCTCTACCCTAGACTGATCGTCGACACAAAGACGAAGAACGAATCTGGCGCCACGACCTATGTTGAAGTCGAAGGCCACTCTTTCCTAGAGGCTGTCGAGAATGGGCCTTTCTACGACCATACGGTTCTCTGGTACGGAACGCTGATCAGCTGGCTCGTCGACGGTAATGCCTATTGGTACAAGGTGAGATCGGGTGCCGGCATCGTCGTCGGGTACTTGTACATCCCGCACACGCAGATTTGGCCCAAGGCGGACCTCAATAATCCGGACGGCTCTAAGCTTATCACGTACTACGAATACCAACCGGTCGGCGGCTCGCCCGTTCCGATCGACCCTAAGGATATCGTCCATTTCCGCCACGGCATCGACCCGGAAAACCAGATGCGTGGGCTATCGCCGCTCATGGCGGCTCTTCGCGAGATCGTTGGCGATAACGAGGCGGGAGTGTTGGGGACGGCGCTGATGATGAACGCGGGCCTTAGCGCCATCGTATTCAGCCCGAAAGAGGGAAGCACGACCGTTGCCCCGAACGACGTAGCTGAAGTCAAAAAGCGATGGCGCGAGAACACGACCGGCGAAACGGCCGGAACGCCGAGCTTTCTACCATTCCCTGTCGATGCAATCAATGTCGGCTACAAGCCTGCCGATTTGGTTCTCGACAAGAACCGGGCACTCTTCGTGTCCCGCATCTGTGCGGGAATCGGATTCGATCCCATGATCCTCGGATTGCCATCCGAGCAAAAGACATATTCGAATTACGAAGAGGCGAACGAGGCGGCGTTTAAGAATACGATCCTGCCAACAATCAACATTTTCGCCATACAGTTAACTCACCAGACGCTACGACCCGATTTTGGGGCGGATGCAAAGACGAAGGTTGGTTGGGATCTGGCCGGAGTCCCGGCGCTCGCAGAAGACGAAACAGAAAAAGCCGAGCGCGTCAACGGCCTATGGGAAAGTGGGCTGATCAAGAGGTCGGACGGTCGGCGCATGCTCGGACTGAAAGTGGATCCCAAGGCAGACGACGTGTACAAGACCGATCTCGCCGTTGGCGGCGCCGATCAGTCGGCCAAGATTGCGGATACAAACAAGACCAAGAACTCCATCAAGCAGCGCATGAGAGATGCACGGGCGATTCATGAGGCGATTCAAGAGGAGATCTCGGATTGACCGGCCCGCAAGCAAAGGCGGTTCGCGAGCAGTACCGCGACAAGCGTCCGACACAAGCCGATTACGATTCAATGGTTCGGCGGCGGCGCCGAGAGATTCGCCATATCACCGAGCAACTAGCGGCAGGCGACATAAACCCGGATCAATGGGCGGATCGATTCGACTCCGTTCTGATGGTTGGCCATTCACGGGCTTGGCATCTTGGACGAAAGCTCGCGGGTGATCTTCGCGACTTCAATGAAGACGACCGACTTGCAGGTCTTGCCGCCAAGGATGCCGACGCGGAATATCTGCGGAACTTTCTGGATGCCATCAAGAGTGGAGACGCTCGGTACATCGACGATCAGGGCAGATTAAGACCTGACGCGGTAATGAACCGGGCCAACCTCTACATTGGCAAAATGAGGGGCACGTCGGCAGAGGCCTTTGTTGCGGCATGCGACGACGCCGAGCAATTCGACTGGGTGCTTGGCGCGAATGAGCACCACTGCGAAGATTGCCCGAGAATCGCCAGATTGTCTCCATTCGACAAGTCGACTCTTTGGACTTACCCAGGAAAGGGCGATACCGAATGCTTGGGTCGATGCCTTTGCCATGTTCGGCGACGCAGCGATCGACTATCGGCATTCAAGCCAGAAGGCTCGATATCATCAAGGCCATCGGGCGGTAATCAGATTGCACCAGTCAGCGACGCGATCGACAATAACACGCCGTATCCTCTGAGCCTAGCGGTCAATGATGCAGTCGCCGCTATCGACTCAGTTCATACAGATGGGTCATTACCGACCGTCTTCGTTCAAGGGATCATCAATCACCCTGATCTCGGCGGATATCTGGATACCGCCAACCTTGAGATTGCGATTAATCACTTCGCATCCACACCAAGGGGCACGATGGTTCACGAACTGGGTCACCTAATCGACCTCTATGGGTTTGGGACGCCTAAGAAGTTCTCGTCGGCAAAGGGCAGGGCGTTGAAGCCTTGGCGCGATGCCGTCAAGAAGAGCAAGAGCCTGAAGCACATCGACGCGATTGCCAAAGGTAAAGCGTTCGAGTTCAATGGCGAGACGGTCACGCCAGACGAAGGATTGATCGAGCATGCCAAGTACCTCCAGACGTGGCACGAACTTTGGGCGCGGTCTTACTTCCAGTTTGTAGCTAAGCGAGCGAATCAGGCGGAACTGAGCGCGGAATTGGCTAAACTGTTAAAGGACGACTATCAAAAGTTGTTCTTAGCTCAATTCGACGACGATGACTTCGAGAGCATTGAAAAGGCGATCGAGAACCTATTCGTAGACCTGGGTTGGATTACCAATGACGGAGCAAACCCGAAAGTTAGTTGAAGAGGCGATGAAGAAGGCGCCGCAACCCGACTTGCGTCGACGCACTGGCGTCAACGAGAGTCGACCCATGACAGATTCAGAAATCGAAGAACTCGGGGGGAACGTCCCCGCAATCCCTGACGACGATTAGTAATCGCAATAACCAAAGCAATCCGAAAGCTCTGCAAACGCAGGGCTTTTTTGTTGCCTGCCTCTCCTAGCAAACCAATGAACATCTTCCATAAGGCAATCGCTGCGGGCGGAACGCTCGACGGCAATACCATTGTCGGTGCTGGCGCCGTCATGGGCAACGTCGATCGTTACAACGACGTCATCTTTCCAGGCGCGTTCAAGTCTGCAATCAAAGGCTTCTTGGCTGATGGCTTTATGCCTGTTGGCCATGATTGGAGCGGTCTGCCGGTTGCTATGCCGTCCAAGGCATACGAGAAGGGCAACGAGCTGATCGTCGAAGCCGAGTTCCATTCGACGGAAGACGCTCAAGAAGCTAAGACTGTCGTTTCAGAGCGGCTCGCCAAAGGGCTATCGATCGGGCTGTCCATTGGCTTTAGTTGCGCCAGAGAAGGGGTCGCAATCTTTGAAGAGGGCGCGGCATTGCTCGAGTTCGCATCGAAGGCCGGATACGACCTGGGCCTCTTCGATTCCGCTGCGATCAAGAAGTCCAAATGGGTTCGCGCCATCACAAAGGTTGGCGAACTCTTCGAAGTGTCGATCGTGACCGTTCCTGCCAATCCAAAGGCAACGGCATCGGCGCTCAAATCCCTAAACGCTTTCAATGGCGGCGAGGAGGTTCCTGATGGCCTCACCTTCGCCAAACACTCCGATGCAGTTCTTGGTGCTGTCAGGGAGTTCGTCAATCGCGCAACGGAAATCAAAGCCATGCGCGACGAGAAAGGCGCATCGATCGATCCATCCAGGGTCGACGAGATCCGCCAACTGCAAGGTCTTCTTGAGAGCTTGCTTGAATCTCCGAAATCGGCGATCGACGTCGAATCGGAACTAAAGCGAATTCAAAGAGATGCCCTGCTTATCGAAAACGAGCTTATCGGCTCAATCTAGGAGAAACCAAAAGTGAAAGAACTTCTAATTAAGCATCAAGCAGATTTCAAGGCCAAGACAGAGGCGCGTGACGCGCTGATTGCCAAGGGCTCTGAAATGACGGGCGATGACATCACCAAAGCGACCGAGATCAATAACGAGCTCCGTGGCATCGTCGATCAGATCAACCAGATCAAGAAGCTCAGCGGCGACACGAGCGAACTGAATGCCTTCCTCAAGGACCCGGCATTGTCGCTCGATCTTGGCACCAAGAGTAT